CCGCGTCAAGCTCGAGGTAAAACCGGATACCAACGACATCGAGCGGATCGAGGTTGCGAAAGCCGGCCTGAAATTCCTGACCTACCAATGGCAGGAAGACGACATGGACGCGAAGACGCGCCGGCTGAAGTTTTATATGCTGGTCGACGGCATGCCGAGCTTGAAGGTCTACGTCGACAAGTCGCAGGGGGCTGACCTTGCCATTGACGACGATCTGGTCGCAGAACTGGCAAAAGAGGCAGGCATCGAAAACATCCCGACGAAGGCCGGAAAGATCGTGACGAAGGTCGTGGATCAGCTCTCGATCTACTATGACCCACTGGCCGAATCGCCCGAGGAAATCCGCTGGGTGATCGAGCGGCGGCCGGTTGACGTTGATGAGATCGAGGCCGAATTCGGGAAGAAGGTCGAGACCGAGGGCAACATCATCATGCGCAACAGCTTCTACCCGGACAGCCTCGGCCAGAAACCGCGGCATTACCCGAATCATGCCATGGTCTATGACTATTGGGAGTTGCCGTGCAAGCAGTATCCGAAGGGCCGCCGGATCGTTGTTGCAGGCGGCGTCGAACTGCTTCATTCCGAGGACCCGGGCGAATTTCCGTATATCTTCTTCCCGGCCGTCCCGGTTCCAGGATCGGCCATCGCAACCGGCCTTGTGACCGACATGACGACGCCGCAGAAGTCGTACAACATCAAGCGGACGGCCGAGGCGCGCATCCTCGAAGAAATGGGCAACCCGCTTTGGCTCAAGCCGGAAGGCAGCGTCGACGACGAGGACCTGATCAACGAAATCGGCGGCATCATCACTTATACGCCGTTCGGGCAACTCAAGCCGGAGCGCGTGCAGGGCGCAACCGTGGACAACGGATGGCAGAACGCCATGGAGCGCGACGAGGCGGACATCGAAGACATTTCAGGCGCGCATGAAATCAGCCAGGGCGCCGCGCCGCGCGGAAACAACACGCTCGGCGGGCTGCAGCTCCAAGTCGAGCAGGACGAAACCCGGCTCGCGATTCTTGTGCAGTCCTATGAGGACGGCATCAAGAAGTGGGGCGAGAAGGTGCTGCGCCTCGTCCAGAAGCACTTCCCGGAAGAACAGCAGCTCTCCATCGTCGGCGAGAACGGCGAGATCGAGGCGTTCGCGTTTGCCGGCGCCGATCTGACCGGTGGCGAAGTGGTCGACGTGGTGCCGGGCAGCTCCATGCCGACGCTGAAAGCTGTTCAGGACCAAAAAATCATGAACATGTGGTCTGCCGGCATGTTCAACGACCCGGAGACGGGCCGACCAGATGTGCGCCGTGTCGTCCGCATGCTCGGCGAGTCGATCGCAACACAGTATTTCGACGACACCGAGCAGGACGAGAACAAGGCGCTGATGGAGAATCGGACATGGCAACAGCTTTTTTCGGACCCGGACTTGGCGGAAATGCTGTTGGCCTACCAGAAGGAAATGCAGGCGTATCAAGAGGTCATGCAGCAGGCGCAGGCGCAGGGTATCCAACCGCAGGAGATCAATCCGCCGCAGCCGCCGGTCAAACTTCCGGTTGTCCGCGACTTCTACGACCACGCCGTGCATATCGCGGCGCACAATCGGTTCAGGAAAACCGACGATTACGATCGTCTGCCGCCCGAACTGCAGGCGATCATTGACCAACACGTCGCCGAGCACGAACGATGGCTGGCTGCGAAGAAGCAGCAAATGGCCGTGCCGGCGCAAGTTCCAGTTCAATAACCGGGCCGTTGGTGGGAGTCCAGCGGCCCATTCTACCACCATTCCGCGGGCGTTGAAATCGTCTCCGCCGCCGGGAGACAAGGAGGATGCTATATGGGTGACCATCTGATTCTTGATCTGCAACTGTTCGCGGAGGACGAAGCAGTTGCAACGGGCGTGGAAGACGCTCCCGCCGCCGGGGAGCAACCGGAAGCCAGTGAAGGTTCTGCGAACCAGACGGGCGTTGATGAACAGGCTGCCGCCGAGCCGGAAAAGCAGAACAACTTCGAAAAGGCGTTCGCGAAGCGGCTTGCCGCCGAGCGCTCCAAGTGGGAGAGCGAGCTGTCCGATAAGCTCAAGGACTACGAGGCGCACAGGCGGGTCAGCGAGTTCTTCCAGCAGTACAACGGCATGGACCTGAACGCGCTCATGGAGCGCATCGAGCTCGAGCAGCTCAAGCAACAGGCCGAGCAACAGCAGGTTCCTGTCGAGGTCATGCGCCGCATCCAAGAGCTTGAGCAAAAGGCTGCGCTGGCCGAACAACTGGCTCAGCAGCACGCTCAGGCCCAATGGGAGAAGACGTATCGCGATGGGCTGGCCGCCTATGTCCAGGGCAAGGAAGACGCTGACCCGGACGCAATCACGAAATTCCTCGTCGACAACGGTATAAGCGTTGACCCGAACGACATGAACAAGGCGTTCGACCTGGCGTACAAGGCGATCCAGTTCGAGAAGCTACAGCAGCAGCTCGCCAGCGCTGAGAAAGACGGCATGAAAAAGCTGATCGGTGCGAAAGGCAGCATTCCCGCGAATGTCGGTTCGTCCGGACAAGGGCAAGTTTCCAGCGGGACGCCGAAGACATTCGCAGATGCACGGGCGCGCGCAATGGCGCGGCTCGGCGCCACAGAATAATGATTCAGGAGATGATGCGAAATGGCATTCGATCTGTCCGCCGCAAGTGCGGTTCTCAAGGAAGATTACCTGGGCCCGGTCCGGGAACAACTGAATAACGACAATCCGGTCATTCAGAAGCTGGTGCAGAACAAGCAGCAGGCAACCGGTAAACGATTCTATGTGCCGCTGCATATCGGCCGGAACAGCGGCGTCGGGTATCGCGCGGAAGGCGCGCCCTTGCCGCAAGCCGGCAGCCAGAAGTACAAGGAATCGACGGCGAACTGCGCGTACCTGTACGGCCGCATCGAAATCACGGGGCCGACCATCAAAGCCATGAGGAACGACAAGGGCGCATTCATCCGCGCCGTCGAATCCGAAATGAAGGGCCTGCTGCGCGACCTGAAAGACCAACGCGCGCGGGCACTTTTCGGCAACGGCACGGGCATGCTGGCGAAGTTCGATGCTAACTCCAACACCAACACGCTCACAGTCGACAAGGTGAAATACTTCCAGGTTGGCATGATCATCGACATCCTGCAAAGTGGCGGCACGCCTGTCGCGACTGGCCGGACCATCACGAACATCGACGAAGGAAACAAGACCATCACGATCGACGGCGCCGCCGTGACGACGTCGAATACGGACATCGCGGTTGTGACGGGCGACTACAACGTCGAAGCGATGGGCCTTGGCGGCATCATGGACAGCTCGCTGACGCTGCAAGGCATCAACCCGGCCACCAACCCGTGGTGGAAGCCGAACAGAATCGCGAACAACGGTACGCCGCGCGCGATTTCCCAGCAACTGATGCGGCAGGCCGTCGACCTGTCGGAGATCCGGGGCGGAAAGGTCGACTGGATCACGACGTCGTATGGTGTGCGGGCCGCGCTCGAGGCGATCATGCAACAAAACGTGCGGTACGTCCGCCCGATGACGCTCGAAGGCGGCTTCAACGTGCTGGAATACGACGGCATGCCGATCTTCGTCGACCGCTACCACGAGTCGAACCGCATGTTCTTCCTCGATTCGTCCGAACTGGACCTGTACCAACTGTCGGACTTCGAGTGGATGGAAGACGACAAAGGCGGCGTGCTGCGGCCGAAGTCCGGCTACGATGCATACGAGGCGACGATGTTCTGCTACGAAACGCTGGTCACGTACCGCCGGAACGCACACACGGATCTGGCAGACCTGCAAGAGCCGGCCGGTTACATCGCCTGATCGGTTACAGCACAGGGAGAGCCCCGAAGGGCTCTCCTATTTCTTTGCATATGGGGAGGGAAAATCGTGGCGCAGTACGACATCCACAGCATCGAGGATCGCCTGCAGGCGATCGACCCGCGCATTGTACGAATTGACTTCAACCATGCCCGCGAGCGGCACGAAATCATCGCCCGGGACAACCACGGAGCCGAGTATATCGCGTTCACGGTGCCGTGGGGCGAGCTTGACGCGCGGGCGGAACGCGAACTGTACCGGATCCGGCCGGAACGCATGAACCCGTTCGAGGAAGTCCGCCGGGCCGAGGAACGCAAGCAGCGGGCCGAAGACAAGAAGATCCACGACATGGCCACCGATCTGGTCGAGAACATCCAATCTTCATTCCGGCACAAGCCGAGTCGGTCGATTGAATGACGAAACGGGGGTGACGCATCGTGAACCTGCGCGACCTGAAAGACCGGGTCTTCCAGATGACGAACGGGATTTACCGCGATCAGGAGCACATGCGCGTGCTGGTGAATCAGGCGCTGATCGAACTTGCGAAGGCTGCGAAGATTCAGTCGACGGCGACCATCACGACCACGCCGGGCGTCGGCGAATATCCGCTGCCGGCCGACTTCAAAGAGGCAATCAGCCTGCTGGAAGGCACGCCGGACAATCCGGTCATGGAATGGCGGCTGGTTGATCCGATGTCGCCCCTCGGAGGCTTCGCGATTTATAACGGCCAACTGATCATCAAGCCGACGCCGTCGGATTCCCGGACGCTGACGCTTTACTATTACGCCTACCCGGCGGAGCTCGTCAGCGACACGGACGATCTGCCGATCGACGACCGGTATGGGTATGCGATCGCGGCGTATGCGGCGGCCATGATCCTGTCGCTGCCGGGCATGGAGGGTGTGAGCCAAGGAATGATCGACCGTTACTTCCGGTTGTTTGAGGATGCGAAAGCGCGGTTCGTCGCCGACATGCAGCGGAGAAACAAGAGGACCACGGTCCGGAAGGTGGTGGATTGGTGGGTATGAAGACGTATCAATTCACCTGTTGCGTGCGGATCGAGGAGACAGGCGATCTGATGCCGATATACGGCCTCGTGACGCCACCTGTGACGGCAAACACTCCGACCGAGGCAATGTACCACCCGGACACGATAGCCTTTCTAACCCTGCACAAATGCAGGGTTTTTGAACTCATCAGGCGGTGATCGCAGATGAACACCTGGAACGCAGGTCAGATACTAACCGTCGTCCGAACGGTAAACAAGATGGACATCGACTATCTAGGCCCGGACGAATCGTCGCAGAACCTAATGCTGATCCAGTTTATGAACGTGGCCCTGTGGAAACTGGCGCGCCTCTGCTACAACACCG